TCTTCCATTTGCAGGTTCTACTGAGTTGGGTGTTTCAACACTTGGCGAAAAACAAAAGAAAGCTTTTGAGAATGCTCAGAAGTTAGGCAGTCCTTATCGTTCTGTTCCACCGAGGTAAAAATGTCTGAAGTATCACACGCTCAAATATACGAACGCCTTGTCAAATTAGAGGAAAAGGTTGATCGTATTGATAACAATACAAAGGGTCTTGTGGAAGCCATAGATGCCGCACAGGGCGCTGTAAAGGTTCTTGGATGGTTAGCTTCTGCTGCCAAGCCCATTTTATGGTGTGCCGCATTAATTACTGCTGTTGGCATTGCTTGGCAAAACTTTAAATCTCATTTTTAACTGGAGTTGATATGGCTACTAAACCTGGTCTTTACAGTAACATCGCAGCAAAACGCGAACGTATCAAAGAAGGTTCTGGCGAAAAGATGAGAAAGCTTGGCACAAAGGGCGCTCCTACTGCCAAAGCATTTAAGCAATCTGCCAAGACTGCAAAGAAAGCAAAATAATGAAATCTGCTGCATGGACACGATCTGAGGGAAAAAATCCAAAAGGTGGTTTAAATGCTAAAGGCAGAGCAAGTGCTAAAGCTCAAGGCATGAACCTGAAAGCGCCTGTTAAGTCTGGCAACAATCCTAGACGAGCTAGTTTCTTAGCTAGGATGGGCAACATGGCTGGTCCTGAATATAAGGATGGAAAGCCAACAAGATTATTATTGTCATTGAAGGCTTGGGGTGCTTCATCCAAAGCTGATGCAAAAGCAAAGGCTAAAAATATATCTGCTAGAAATAAAAAATGAGTTGGGTGCTTGTATTGGCACTACAAACAGCAGAGTATCGATGCGTTAGGTGGACATGGACGGGTGATGTTTTTAACCGCAAAGTTTATTGCCTTGAATGGAAGAAGGTAGAACGAAAATGATCGATCCTATAAGCGCATTAGATGGCCTACAAAAAGCCATCACGATGGTCAAGAAGGCCAGTAAGGTAGCCAACGATATTGGTGGTCTTGCTCCTATGATTGGCAAGATGTTTGATGCCAAGAGCCAAGCATCAAAAGCCATGTTGGAGGCCAAGAGGTCTGGTGGCTCAAATATGGGTCAGGCTTTACAGATTGAGATGGCTTTGGAGCAAGCTAGAGCATTTGAAGCTGAATTACAAATGTTGTTCATGCAAGCCGGTAAGATTGATGTGTGGAACAAGATTAAAGAGAGAGCGCAGTTGATGGACATTGAAGATGCCCATGCCGCTCGTGAAGCTAAAGCTGCTCAAAAGAAAAAGAAAGAACAAGAAGCCGAACAAATGCAGATTGTGGCTGGTGCTTTTATATTAATTTTGTTTGTTTTAGCGGTGATTTTTGGCATCAATGAATTCCAAGATTACTGTAAACATGCAAGGTGTGGGCGGTGAATGAATATCAGAAAACCTTTGATCTGGCGCTTAAAATCATTGTGTATGGTTGTGTGGCACTTTATTTTCTTGGGTTTCTTAAATTTCTGCCAAACGATTTATCCGACAAGATAGTTAATTTGTTACTTGGAAAGATTGGAATTAAATAATGCTTACCTTACTCTCAACCCTCATTTCATTTTTGATGTCAGGAACGCCTAAGTTTCTTGAATTCTTTCAAGATCGTGCCGATAAAAAGCATGAACTTGATATGGCAAGAATGCAAACTGAGCGTGAGATGGAGTTAAAGAAGTTAGGTTTAGAGGCTCAAGAACGCATCGAGGCTATTCACACAGATCAGATTGAAATGCAAACCACTGCCCAGACCACTCAGGCGGTCATAGGAGCGCAACAAGCAGAGATGCAAGCCCTATACGCCCATGATGTTGAAATCGGCAAGGGAGCGTCTGTATGGGTCACCAATCTTCGTGCCGCCACTCGTTCATTATTGACAATGGGTTTCTTTTTGCTTTTAGTATTGATTGACATTGGTATCTTTATTCATGGCTGGCGCACTAATGCACCATTCAACGACATGGCTAATATGCTTTGGGATGAAGATACTCGCATCATGTTTGCCGCCATCATTACTTTCCATTTTGGTGGTCGTGCTTTTGGTAAGTCATGAAAGTATCTGACAAAGCCATTGCGATGATTAAGCACCATGAAGGGGTGCGATTCAAGCCATATCAATGCCCTGCTAAATTATGGACAGTTGGTGTTGGTCATGTGATTGATCCTAATCATGGCAAATTAACTGTTGAGCAAAGAAAAGATTTGCCCATTCCTGATGGGTGGGACAGAAAATTAAGTGAGGAAGAAGTCAATGGGATTCTTAGACACGACCTTGATAGGTTTGAGCGTGGAGTGGAAAAGTTCTGCCCTGTTGCTCTTACACAAGGGGAGTTTGACTGTCTTGTTAGTTTTAGTTTCAATGTCGGTCTTGGAACACTCCAGCGTTCAACGCTTCGTCAAAAGCTACTCCGTGGCGATAAGGAGGGCGCTGCGGAGGAGCTTTTGAAATATTGCATGGCAGGGGGTAAGGTCCTCAAAGGATTGCTTACCCGTAGAAATGATGAGAGATCATTGTTTCTTAGTTAAACTTCATCAAATGGATCGCCAAAGCTAGACATTATTCCAGTTTTGGTATTAAGTAAGTGATTGCCTTGTTTGACAATCATTTCACCATCGGGGGCTATGTAATTGTCACCCACCTTGGTAAAGACACGCCCATCTTCTGTTAGACGCATCATTGATGTTTCGGTATATAACTTGCCTGAAAATATATCAAAAAATGTTTTCATTTGATGACCTTTAATACTCGTTGATAACGACCAGAATTACCCTTGCGTTTGTCACCAGTATCTTCAACAAATCCTTTGCGGATTAATTTAGAAAAGCGGGGGGTGATGCTGTTGGCTTTGATGTGATGTAGATCAGCTTCTATATCATCTGCAATACATCCATTGGGATACTTTGCTATGGCCTCGTAGACCAGTTGTTCTAGCTTGGTTGCATCTACCAAAACTGCCGCCTCATAACTGGTTATGGGGTCTGTGGTTCTAACCATAAACTTTGGTTCAGTGCCAAAAATCATGTGATACAAATTTTTAATCATTACTTTCTCCTAAAGGGAGGGTACTCGCTGAGTCTGTGTTGCATCGCAAGGAACTCCTCACGCACAGCATCCGCTTTCCCCTCGTTTACTCAAAAAGGTGCATCGTCATCAAAGTCCATGGGCCGAGATTTTCGGGTTGGGGTAGAACTTTGTCTAGCAGGTTTCTCACCATCGAATGGTTCACGAGCATTAATCCATCCATCCCAACCACCAACTGGCATGGTGTCGAACTTTACTGAGATATTACCCTCATCATTGATAAACACTGAACCGCATTTGGAATATCGTTTCTTCATGTCACCAGTCTTTGGGTCTTTGTATTCACCCACTGTTGCAATTGCGTCTAATCGTTTCATGTTGTTTCTTTCATTTTTTCTTTGTAGGCTTTAATTGCAGACCTAACTTTACTATCTGGCTTGAGCGTATCCCAAACCCTAATGCGAACTTCGTTATCCGTAATGGATTCCCATTCGCCATACATGCCTGGTTCATCACCCGCATCGTATCTTTCTTTGATGGCTGCCACCACCGCATCAATAACACCTGTATCCAATTCGGGAATGTCTTCACCGGCAAAGATGTACATCCCGAGGCCATGCAAGGCCAAGCCTTTGGTCATACAGCGCATGATGGCGGTATTAACTGCAAAGGCATCTGGGTGCTGAATGGCTTTGTTGCGGTGATCCATCACAGGCAGTTGGCAGGTCATTGGTTTGCCAAACAAAGTGACTGTCACCCAAACCATGTAAGTGCCATTGATATCTGTATAGCACTTGTCGCCAAACATCATCACTTGGAAGTGTGCATTAGGATCGGCCTTGAGAGCCTCTGCCCATGCCCACGCCCATGAGAGGTATGTCAGGTTACCTTTTTTTTCTGTATGCTCGTTTACATTGAGCGCAAGTAAATCTTTTACTGTCATGTTATACCTTGTGGTTACGGAATGAATTGTCGTATTCTTCTTTGATGATTTCTAACTGAGTATTGTCATCAAGGTCTTCAAAATTTACCCAGTCTGCTTCACCGCAACACACCAGTCTATTGTTCTTATGTGTTACGCAGTATGGGCAGTATTGCTCGTGAGCGTATTGCTCTTTGTATTCGATGATGTAGTTGTTCACAATATCACCTTGTCTATCAATTAGTTCTTGGAGTTTCAAGGCGTTCGACTTTCTTAGCTAACAACCAGTTGTCGCCAAGATAACGCACTGAGCGAATCCATTGACGCTGGTAGCTACGAATTGTTTGTGGTGGTGCATTATATGTTTGAAACAAATTGCGAACATATTTGAGTGCGTGTGTGTTCATGTTACTTTCTCCTTAATGTAATGAATCGTATGCTTTTTCGTAGAGGATGTCGCCATTCTGATCGGCTAGTTTGTCTAGTTCCTGCTCAGTAAGTGGAGTACCATCCTCGTAGCAAGCGTAACTGAAATACGCATCGCTGAAATCGGGATAATCCCTACTATCGACACCATCAACTTCGATGTCTATTACTTTCCTGCCGTTTAGTGTTGCCATTACTTTCTCCTTGTTAAGAGCCTCTAATGTGCCATGGCTTTTAAAAGAAAAACATAGGTGTTTACCCTAGTAGACAACAGATTTATTTTTGATAGGCTACTTGAATGACACCTGACCAATTTGAACAAGACTGCGCTGAAGCTTTGCTAGGCTATGCCTATAACTTAGCTTTAACTTACAACCATAACCCTGGTGATATGGATGCGTCCATCATTGCTTTGTTAGCTAAAGCAATAGAGCTTTACTCAGAGAAGCAAGTCAGCATTTCAGGGATGTACCAATGAAAACAACTGACAAGTTTGACAAGGCTATCCAATGTGATGGCAAGCACCCATATCCAGTATTTACTGCTGCTGAAGCTTCTATCTCAAAGAAACGAGACAATGGCTTACAGATTTACAAGTGTCCCCATTGTGGATTTTTTCATGTTGGTCATTCCACAACAAAAACTAGAAACTTGAAACGAGCAGGGAAATAGGACATAATGGTTTGAAACACGGCTAGGTTTGGGGTTGCTCCCAAGCCGAAAAGAGTTCCTCCCTCTCCTGCCGCAGTTTCTTTAAGGGGGCGATTAAAAGGCGAGCTATGTTTTATTACCAGTTTAATATTGGCGACTACCAAAGTCACACTTCACACCTTTCCGAAATTGAGGACCTTACCTACAGGCGTTTGCTTGATTGGTACTACCTTCATGAATGCCCAATTCCACTTGATGAATCTGAAGTATCAAGACAAATAAGAATGCGTTCGCATAACGAAAGCATTGCGATCATATTGCGGGAGTATTTCGAATACACCGAAAATGGATGGATTCACCATCGCGCAAACAAAGAAATTGCCAAAGCTGACGATAAATCTAAGAAGGCTAAAGCTAGTGCAAATGCTAGATGGGGAAAGAAAGATGCGAACGCATTGCCTCCGCAATCCGATAGCAATGCTACACAAGACACATTACCCAATACACATAACACAAAACACAATACACAAAAGAAAGAGCCAGTTCTTGAAGCGCCTGAATGCGTGTCACCAGAAGTTTGGGATTCTTTTGTTAAACAAAGAAAAGCTAGTCGAGCGGTGATTACTGAGTCTGTGATTAAAACCATCACATTTGAAGCGCATAAAGCAGGATGGTCACTTGAGCGAGCGTTAGCTGAATGTGCTGCCAGAGGTTGGAGGGGATTTAAAGCTGAATGGGTTATGGCAAAACCAAACCCTGCCGACATTGTGAAGCTCACAGTGCCACCATCAAATGAGCCAGACCCTGCTTTGGAAAAGATTAAAGCTGATGACAAGAAAACTCGGCCTCCAACACCTGAAGAGCGAGCAATTCTTAATGCTTACAGGAGAAAAGCATGACCCACAAAGAAGCCATGCGAATCTTGGATAAGGTTAAAGATGGTGTCCCTTACCCAATCAAAATAATCCGCATGGCTTTGGAGCTTACTGGTGATTTACAGCAGACGTAACTTAGAAAGTCCAAACGATAGAGTAATTCTTGAGCAAGCAGAAGCAAGAGAATTATTCCGAAACTGGAATACATCTGCAAATTCTGGCCTCATTCGTGCAAGGCTTGAAAGAGCAGAACGCATCTATGGTTCAGGTGCTAGAGACAGAATTAGGTCCTATATGGCCCAAATGAAAGAAGGAACACTCGAATGACATTTATAGTTAATTTCTTGATCGAAGGCACACCAGTACCTAAAGGCAGACCTCGCTTTGCAAGACGAGGAAAATTTGTCTCAACTTACAGCCCCAAAACCACTGTTGACTATGAAACCAAGGTTTCTGATGCCGCAAAGCTTGCGATGGGTGCTTCAGAGCCTCTAGAAACGCCTGTGGCGGC